TGTCCATACAATTTCTTATCCAACATCCTATAAACACCATCCAAATACCCTGAAATCTTCTTCTCACCATCATTCAAACCAACCCTTAACTTATGATATTTACCAAAAGGCAACAACTTCATACTATTCACCCACCTCAACAACTTTGGATACTCCTCACTACCCTCCTTCATCTTCTCAAAAGCTTCGACCCTCTGCAAAATAGCAGCCTTATTTGAAACAGTTGTATCCATATCCAAAACCTTAAAAGTCAATGGAACAACATTCTTATACAAGTCTTTAATCTCCGCTTGAGTCTTTTTATATTTTTCTTGCTTTTCCTTCGGAAGAGAATTAAAATATCGAGCCAACTTCTTTTTGTAATGTTTCTTTTTCTCCTCCTCTTCATCACTACTTGTATCCTCTCCACTTTCGTCTTCTTCTTGCTCTCGCAATCTCCTCTTAACATTCGCCATAATCTTACTTCGCAATCCATCAACAATTGAACTCTTCAATTTGGGATCCATGTAAACACCCTGTCTGGGATGGTAATCATCAGAATCATCATATAACTCATCTTCATCAAATGAACTCTCAGATGTTTCTCGATCACTTAAAGAAGATTCTTCATCACTTTCACTTTCACTTTTAATATAACTTGAATCAGAATCATTTACAATAAAATCATCCATACTGTCATAATCATTATTAATTCTCATTTGGATCTTTCTTTTTCTTTTCCTTTGCCCTCCATTAGAACGCAAAGATTCAAACTTTCTTTTTGAACGAGTATCATAATCATGTTTGTCATTTTTACTCATAATGTCAAATTATATAATCAGCACCTTTTTAAGCCGTAATCAATTTTATATTGGAGAAAATTATCAAGGCAATACCAACTATCTCTTGTAAATTAACAGATTCACCATCAAAAATGATACCATATATATAAGATGTTATAATACCAAAAAAGGATAATACTCCATTCAAAACTGTTGGTAATTTACTCGCTGTACCAAATCGGAAATAATAACCAATTGCACCAACAAAAACATTAAAAAGCAAAGCACCACCAATCAAATATTTATTTTTATATTTCTCATTGCTTTTATCTTGTTCTTGTTCTATACTAAATTGTTCTTTATTCATAAACTGTCTCAATAAGAGATAACAACTAAATAACACTAAAGCTGGGAAATATGAAATGAAAACTGTGTTCCAACTATTATCTATTTTAAAATGATGAACCATAAAGAATATGATAACTTCAGTTACAGCCGCTAAAAGTACGTATAAAATACCTTTTGATTTGTTTTTATCCAACTTAATAGAATCTTCAAAATCAATACTCAATAAAATAATACCCAAAATAGCAACCAAATAATATGGTGAAAATTTCTTTGTAGCCCAAGCAATGATCATAAGTGGATATGTATAAAAAATTGCATACGAAACACCTGTATCTAAAAGCTTAAATCCATTATAAGAAAAGAAAATATGGAAAATAGTTATAATCGCCAACAATATAACATTTTTTGTTAACATGTTATCCTTGATAAATTTAAACGAAACAAAAAACAAAGGTATCAAGGAATAACCTAATAATCTTGTTAATAATTGCATATCAAGATTAATTGGAGTTTTTTTTACAAAAATTGGATACAAACTCAACAAAGCTTCTGAAACTAATTTTTTGATAATATATATCATCTAAAATAAACATAGAAAAAACTAAAAATTGAATTATTTTGATTTTAGTTTTGTATTATAAAGGAAAAGAATACAAATGTCTCTTGAAGAAGATTATAGTTTTATTTGTCAAATAGATCAATTAAAAAACGACAAAGTTGATGCTGTTGCTTTTAGTGGTAATCCATTTTATTTATGAATATTGTAAAAAACATGGATTAAAAGCAACAAGAACAAAAGCTAAAACTGTTGTTGTAATTTGTACAAATCACAAATGTATCTGTTATGATAGTTGTACCAATGAGGAATTTCGTTGTTACCACACGTATGGAGGAGGTTCAAGATGCCTTTCTTGTAACTATTCTTGTCCAAAAAGTTATGAAGATGATTATGGATGTAGTTTTGAAGAGTATAGACCAAAACTTCCAGTTATTTATGTTCACAAAAAGGATTTAACGATTAATGAACTAAAGAAAATTGACGAATATCCACTTACGCTAGATATTATCATATTCAAGAAAAAATGAATTAGTTTATATCTGGCCAAAACAATCTATATTATAAAGTATAAAATGCAATCATCTGAACAAATAGCAGAAGCAGTGGAGGATAGCAATGATAAATTTTTGGTTTATGATAATATCAAACCAAAAATTAGAAGAGAATTGGTAACGGATTTTCTACTTAACGTTGAACGAACACCAGACAAAAAATGGTTGGTGAGTATTCATAAACCAAAATCTGAAGCTGAACTTATTGTTGAAAAACTCAAAGAAGAAGGCGAGAAAGAGATGAGATGTAATTTCCCACCTAAAACAAGAAAACAACTCGAATTAGAGGGTGTTCTCTGTTACAAAGAGAAAGGAATTTGGGTTGCTTGTATCGCAGAAGATAAAATGAAATCAATTCTTGAAAGTGGCCGAAAGATCAGTGATGGATATTTTTGTGTAGAAAGTTTTAATAAACTTGATCATAATATCAAAAAATGTTTCCTAGAAAATGGCTACACTGTTGATGAACGAGCTTGTTATACAACAGGTTGTTGGTATGATGACGTGTGGGATCCTTGTACATGTTATGTGTGTAGAAGTGATATTAAGAATTACACAGGAAGTTATGAAATTTATTTCAAATTGAAGTAATTTAACTAGAGATAATTTTATATTTATAAATTTATATAGCTTAGTAGCCTTCGCGAATATCCTTTCCAACTGGAAAACGAGGGATGCCATATTCACTATATTCTTGGAAAATAACAGTTAATGGCTTTCCAATATAATCATCAGCATTCTTAAACCATTCACGTTTCATTTCCCTCGTACCTCTTGGCCGAACAGCGAACTCGCCTCCATCCTTTGTTTCACACTCCCAAACAACCATTCCAGCCTCGTCTCCTTGACCTTCATGATAACCAACGATTGTGAACTCTTTCTCCATGAAATTTTTGTATTTCTGGAGATCTTTACTCCTTTTATTAAGTTGATAAACTGAATCATAGTTTCTCAACATCGTTCCCTCATAACCTTCCTCAACAAATTTGGAATGATTATGAAGAATATCCTGTTCAGATTCAACATGGATTGTTTCAACAATATCAACCATATCTACTTTAGGAAGTTCATCAATTATTTCCAATCGACGACTCAAAGGAATATCCATATCATCCAAATCAAAACAATCATAAACATGATAATGAATCTTATTTATAGTTTCTACTTCCTCATCGGTAAGAGTATCTTGTAACTTTTTACAAACACCAGAAATCTTATTAAACATAAGATCATTAGTATAAAGTTCACCATCCAAATAAAATCCCTCGGGTTGATCCTTAAGAACTTCGAATAAATCTTTTTTCAATTTGTCAAAATTCTCGAAAACTAATCCTTGTCGAGATTCTATCACAATTTGGTTACCTTCACGGTGAGCCATCATTCTTAAACCGTCCAACTTTCGTTGACAAGCACAAGGAAAAGTAATTCCACTCTTCTTACTATTCTTAGCCAAACTCATAGCGAATTTAACAGCCAGCATTGGTCGAATAATTCTACTTTTTTTGGGATCATCAAGATCAGCCAAATTTTCAGTGTAACACTCTTTCTTCATTTTTGCCTTACGTTTGCTAATTGCCTCGGAAATAGCTTGTTCCAAAACTGTTCTTTTAGCTTTTCCCTTAGGAACATTTCTAGTGTGGATAACTTTTTTACCAGTTTTTTCACCATTTGATGTAACGATATCATATGTACCATCTCCATGCTCAACTACCTTGACATCCCATTGGTAAATCTTACCTTTGTTATTCAATTTGTAAAGTGAGTTGAAATTCATATTATAAAGTATATGAGTTTTCATTTTAAATGATTATAAAAATCATTTTTTTTCGATTTTTATTGTTTTGTTCGTAAAATGATTTAAAAATGTATGCCTATTTATAGTTAATGCTTTATTTACTAGGATTACCAGTAGCACTTGTCGCAGGTGGATATTATTATTACAAATCAAATAAAAAAAAAGTTTTGAACAATGCATTGGACATGTACGCATCTATTGTTGTTTACACAAAAGACAAATTAAAATATATCAAAGATACTGATTACTGCTGTAGTTACATTAAAATGATATATTATAATAACGATGTACACCATGAACGTTCATTGAAATTCGATTTCTCCAGTAGAAATGGAACAGTCATTGATGTCGAAGAGATGTTAAAGTTAAATGATGACATTATAACTTGTGAACATGCTCGTTTGCTGTTCTCATACACATTTGATTCCAATGAATATTTAAATTATATAGCAAAAAACAAAGTTTTATTATTGAGAAATGAAGCTGAAGACGTTATTGAATTTGAGAATCCTTATCCAATTTTGAGTAAAGAGATTTGTGACCAGTTCAAGGAAAATAAATTGACAACGTATTTGAATTGTGAGGGTGGATCTGTTTCAGATTCTTTTTATGTTTTATTGAGTGGTGATTTGAAAGACATTGAGTCTGTGAAGTTGTATAATAAAGAAACAGAGGAGTATGAGGTGGATATTGATGGAAATTTGAAATCATTGTTCACAAAGTTGAAAGGGCCTTTTAACGATTGGGGATTACTTACATTGAATGTTATTAGGAATAGATGGATATTTGATGATTTTGGTATTGATCGTAAATACAAGATTATTGTGAAGCAAGGATTATATTTAAATGATGAATACGATTTGGAATCTGATTTAATAGAGATTGAGTACAATGATGATTTCGTTAAATTGCCAACGTTGTATAAACTTTTTGAGAAAAAAGTCAAAGAAAATAATTTGGAAATTAAAATCAGATGAGTGGGAAAAAAAATCTAATTATAAACATATAAATATGTCAATTTATGGTAGCGTTGGAAGCAACACCGATAAAAACATGAATGAATATATGAATGAACCAGCTCCAGTCAATTACAGTATGAGTAAAGGTGTTCTCGGAGCTTATGGCGGAATCAAATTCAAGACTCCTTGTCCTGGTGGATGGAGAAAACCACCATGTGTCGAGACAGTAAAGAAGGGTAACTTTTGGGTTCCACAAGGAACTCCACTTCCATTAAAGAATGAAATGTTCTTTTCTGAACTTCCCGAGCCAAGTATGTTTGTTTTCGCACAGAACTATGTTAGTCCAGCTTGTTGTCCAGCTACATACTCTACCGATAGAGGTTGTGTTTGTACAACATCTCAACAAAGGAAGTTAATTGGTGAAACAAGAGGAAACAACAAGAATTATCCTAACTATTCTTTCTAAAATCTTTAATATCTACACGTACAGATACTTTATTTTTGAAATATTCATTATTTGAAAGATATTTTTGTGCTTTTTTTGAGTATTCATTCCATTTTTGTCCATCCATTTCATACAATCCAACAAATTCCCTGTATTCTGAAAGTTCAACAAGAATAATATCTGACGGTAGATAATAATAGTTTTTTGAAAAAAGGAGATCAAGGTTATTGGTATCTTTCAATTCGGATGAAATAAAAGTTTTAACCTCGATAGGAATTCTAAAATAATTTACCACGCCGTTGTAAGAATCAGGTTCTTGGCGTTCCATAATAAAATCAATCATAGGCAAATCAGGATTCATTGGTTTCCTTATTTCACTAATTGCTAAATTTCCGAAGGACATATTCTGTTTGTTAAAAATTTGAAACTCTTTCCTAACAATATTTTCACCCAACTTTCCATAAGATCCATTTGTAATAATAGGATTATGTAAACCAATCGTTTTGGTTGTTTTCAAAGCGTTTGTCCACACTCGTTCAGCAATAGTTTTTGTGAAGCCTTTAGCCCAATATGGCAATTTCCATTTTGTCATAAGTTTTCTGGTTTTTTTATAAAGTTAGAAAAAATGATTTTCATTTTTTAAAATTATATTTTTATATAGTTTAAATACAAATGTCTAAAAACCAACCTATAGTTATATCAATTGACGGGAATATTGGTTCCGGAAAATCAACATTTATGAAAAAACTAAAAGAAAAATTCGCAGACAATCCTGATGTATATTTTGTTGAGGAACCACTGGATCAGTGGCACAAAATTAAAACAAAAGATGGTAAAAATCTAATCGAAAACTATTATAGTGATATGAAGCGATATGCCTACATTTTCCAGAATTTTGCTTATATCACACGGCTTCGAATCCTCTATGATGCTGTATATAATAGTGGAGCATCTGTTATTGTTACTGAGAGATCTGTTGAAAGTGATAGGTATCTCTTTGCTAAAATGCTTTATGAATCAGAACTTATGAATGATCTTGAATGGCAAGTTTATCTTTCATGGTATGGATTTCTTAATATAAATGTGGACAAAATCATTTATATTAAGACTGATGTTGATAACTGTGTAGACCGAATTAAAAAACGTGCGAGAGATGGCGAAGACAAAATCTCCAAAGAGTATCTCACACAACTTGATGGAAAACACGAAGAATGGCTCTCTGACAGAAAAAATGTTGTTATTCTTGATGGAAATAAAAACATTTATGATGATATTGTCTTCAAGGAACACGTTGAAGCAATTAATATTGTTTAATTTGTCTGAGAAGGTTCTTGTTTCTTTAACTGTTCTTCAACATTTTCCTTTTGATTTATAATTTTCTTCAACCTCTTTTTACTTTTCTTCCTCTGCTTTGGATTTGAAATCATACCACTCAACAAACTATTCATCTGATCATTAGTCAACCCCATCTCCATAATCTGCTCAGCTGTTTTATTCATCTGTGAATTCTGATGTTGTTTACCCATTCTCGCTCCAGCTTTTGAATTAATTTTATTCCTAAGCTTTTGCTTCAAAAGCGCCCTCTTTTCTTCTCTAGTCAATGTCTTTTTTGGTTGTTTACTACTGCTATTTTCTTTTTGCTCCATTATTAGATAAAAAGAAAATATTTTTTTAAGTCAAACAAAGAGATACTATCTCTTTTGAACTCTTTCTTGATTAAGACAAACAAAGAGATACTATCTCTTTTGAACTCTTTCTTGATTAAGACAAACAAAGAGATACTATCTCTTTTGAACTCTTTCTTGATTAAGACAAACAAAGAGATACTGAAACCCATAAGTTTCTTTTGTCGGAACGATCGACTAAAAGTCGAACTCTTTCTTGTTTAAGACAAATAAAGAGATTAATTTAGAACTACTAAATTCATGCTAACATATTTTTTGTTGTTGTGTTTATTATTGTAAGTTCCAAAAGATCTTTTCAATTCGGCAATACCTTGTTTATAGGTTTTGCTACTTCTTGGTAAAACTCTTTTAAGGGTAGATGATTTCAAAGCTGAGTGTAAATCTTTGTGACATGTCATATTGACAACTCTTGCTTTGACTTGTTTTGTTTCTCCTTTGAAAGTGACAATATCTCCAACTTTAATATTTTCAGTTGTTCTATTGACTGGTTTAATATCAACAGTTTTCATTCTTTGTTTGATCTCTTCAACATATCTATCTTTTAATGGCAAAACTTTCATTCTATTATTTGTCTTTGTTAATTTATTTTTATGTCTTGCCAAAATCTCTTTGATTTCTTGGCGAACCTTACTTTTGTTTTTGATTTCATCTCCAGTTGTTATTCCATCTTTAGCACATCTTGCTGCTTTAGGATTTGAACAGTCACATTGCATACTTCCATAACAAGCCGTTGAAGATTCACCACACATACAAAACGTTGTTTCTGCTCCTCCTCTCTTAACTCTTTTAAGATTACTCTTGCGACCACCTATCATTCCAGCCCCAGCTTTGTCTGCTACTAAAGAGCTTTGTCTGTGTTTTCTTACTTTTGAAAAATCAACTTGTTTCATGTTAGTTCCTATAAAATCTGAAGCGAAACCTGAATCAGTTCCTCCAAGTTTTTGGTATAATGTATCCAAAAAATGAACGCCACCATTTTGTTTTCTTTTGGTCATACTATATTATATATCAACAAAAAAAAGAGAACTATCAGCAAACAATTTGTCTCTTTATTAGAGTGTCTATTATCTTAAAAAGGAGTAACAACCTTTATATTTCTTATATACTTTGACTTTTCTAATTATTCTATTGCCTTTTCTGAATGTTGTATAAATGTAAAGTTCATTGTTTAGGTTATCGTATCTTCTGCTTCTGCAAATTACTCTCATTATAATAAAATATTAGATAAAAAATTGTGTTCTGGAGAAAAATACTTAGTTTATTTGCTTATTAAATAATGCCTTGTTATGTTAGATGTTTAGTTCTAACGAAGTTTTGATTTCATCGCATCAGAAATCAAAATGTTCTATTTGTGGAAAAATAATGAATACAATTTACTATAAAGAACATTTTGACCAATGTCGACAATATATTATTATTAAAAATAACAAATTCATAAATAACAACATATATTCAAAGGAAAAAATGTTCATACAACTATTCGATTTTCTTGATAATGAGTTGAGATTAAACAAAAATTATCCTCTCGAAAATGAATTGGAAATAAGAAGAGCTAGAGTTGAAGAAGAAAGACAAAAAAGAATAAAAGATGAAATAAAACGAACAAAAAAAATTAAAAATGAAGAAGAGGAACGAAGAAAAAAAGAACAACTCCAGAGGAAACAACAAGAACAACTCCTGAGGAAACAACAAGAACAACGAGAACAACTCCAGAGGAAACAAGAACAGGAAGAAATAAGAAAGAAAGAACTACAAAAAAAGGTTGAACAGGAGAAAATAAGGAGGAGAAAACAAAGGGAAGAACAGATTGAAAAAGAGAGAAAAGAAAAGGAAAGAAATAATATTATGAATAGTGATGCTCCTGAGAATTTAAGAACATATAGTTTGATGAATTTAAGACAGACGCAAAATTATGGGATGAATATTAATACATCTCAGATAAAAAAGATATTAGCAAAATATACAGAATTATTTGCTCACTATGTTACAGGAAAAACAGTTGCAATTGTTGGACCAGCAAATTCCGTTGTTGGAACGGGTCATGGTAGTCTTATTGATAAATTTGATATTATTATAAGACTTAATAAAGCATTACCAATTCCAACAAATTTGGCGCAAGATATTGGTTCAAGAACGGATGTTATATATAATGCGCTTAATACTACTGATTATCCTGGTCAGAATAATTTGGATACAACTTTTTATAAACAAAATGGGGTAAAATTTGTTGTATCTCCTTATCCACTTTCCAATGTATTTTATGGAGACATTATGAGTTATATTAATAGATATCAATTCGATATACCTTTCAGAACAGTAAATAATAGAAAATATACTGCATTTGCCAACCAAATAAAAACGCGACCTTATACTGGAACATCAGCTATTATGGATATTTTATCTTTTAATATAAAAGCTCTGTATATAACGGGTATTGATTTTTACAATACACCATACTACAGTCAATATAGAAGAGTTAAAAAAAGCAAATTAATGAATCTTAGGGAAAATTCAATTCATATTGCATATCCACAGATGGAGTATCTTCTATATAAAAGTCTAATAGATAAACGTATTTTGCTTGATAATACATTGGAGAAATTACTTTACTGTCAATATATTAAAATTGCAAATCAAATTAATGGAATACAAGCTGGTACAATTTTAGAAACTACAAATCAAAATTTTCTTAATTTTTTTAATTTAAACCAACCAAAAGTACTTATCATTGGTAAAGATTGTATGAAACAAGATAATATAAATCCAAATGATTATGATTTAGTTTTCGATTTCACTGCTAACAGATATGGTGTTGATGAAAGCAAACTTGTTCTAATCAACAGTAATTATGCTGGTGCTGTAGCTAATCTAAATATTGGAAGAAATTTAGGAATAGGTGGAAATATAATTTTATTGAATAATTATACAAAACGACTTTTGAAAACAATTTTTAACCTTGTTGATATTAAAAGTTGTTCACAAAAAGTTTATTTTATTGTTTATGTTTTATTTCTATTCAAAAAGGTGAGTATGACTGGATTTTATTTCAATAGAGAACTTGGTAAAAAACAGAGATACAAAGAACTCCTCTTGATATCGTTTCTTATTAAATATAAATACTTGATTTAATTTAACTTAAAACTTGGGTGATATATTTTAATTTGTAAATAATGTTAAAATTATTAAATTGTATTTTTGCATTTTTAGGTATAAATAGTGTAAATCTTGAGAATTTCAATGATATTAATTTACTTTTTAATGACTATGAAGATGTTAATAGAGAAAAAGACAAAAAAAATGAAGGGAAAATATGTTATAGAATATTTATTTCTATTGTCCTTTTAATTAAGCCTATATATTTCTTATATGAAATTATCCAGGATGGAACACATATTTTTTATGCAACTTTGTTTTTTCTCATAAATATTTTCGTGAGTTACATGGTTTTGTTGGCTTATTTTCGTTCAAATTATTTTGAAAAGATTTTGTTTGATTATTATTCTATCAAAAAGAAACATAATATATTTGAAAATATATTAGATAACAGGTTAATTCCAGTATTAATAATTACGATTTCTTTATTGACCGTTTTTGCAGGAATTTTATCGAATATGTTTATTTATAGGTTGAATGATGGTAATGGAACAAATTATTATAATACAACTGATATTTATAATTTCCATGGTGCTAATTTAGGTGTTACTTTAGCAATTAATGCGATTGTTGGTCTTAGTGATATTTATGGATATGTTTTGATTTTGAGTAATTCTTTCATTTTCTTTTTAGTTTTTATGAAGCATTTGATGGATTTGAAGGGTCAGGTTGATAAATTAGTTAAAAAATATTCATGGTCAAAAGATACACAACATACTGAGGTATCAACTATGTGTTATGAGATTATGTGGTTAAGAAATGAGTTGGAAAATTCCATAGATAAGTTGGAACCGCTTTTTGTTTCTAATACATTGTTGGGATCAATAGCATTGGGTTTTATAATTGAGTATGGTGAGATGACTGTTTTTCAGATTATATCTTTGATTTATTGGTTCATTTCTCAAGTGACTTATTTGGTTATTATTTATTACATTAATGATTATAAGGGTGAATTGATGAAAGTTATTAAGAAACCGAAATTTGTTATTCATTATATTCGACGTAAGTTTAATAAAACAAAATTCGATGAGGTTATTAGTAATATTAATATAGGTCGTCAAAGGAAATTCATTGATAAGGAGTTTCCAACATCGAGTAAAAAAACAATTAATTTAGATGATGTTAAGATTGATATGCCTCAGAACCTAATATATGATGAGAAAACAGATGATATTAATATTATACTGGGTAATATTAATAGTGAGACTAAAGATAATGATGATATAAATGTGATAATGAATAATGTTTCAGATGATAGAGAAATGGTTGATGTTGATTTGGATGAAGAGGAAATAACAATGAAAGAATATGTTGTTAAAAATTCATCTTCAATTGATTGGATTATTTTGAATACAATTTTGAATGAAAATTGGGGATGTTTTGAGTTTTTCGGATTTGAATTTAGTGGACCGGGTAATTTGAAATCAACAATTGGTGTCACTGCAGCCTTAATTTTGGTTACACAATGGTTTTTAAGTTTGAATATTATTTAGAATATATCTTAAATGGAAATTTGTGAATATTCTTTTAGAAGTTGGTGATAGATCAAATATGCAATTGCTATAGAATTTGAGTATTTATTATATTGGTCCATTATTTCTATTTTCCAACTTTTTGTGTCTTTTTTGGTTATAGTACCAATACTTTCATTTACATAAATGATCTGATCATCTTTTATGTGAAACTCTTTTTGTTGTTTATCTTCTTTAGATGTTAAAATAAATTTGAGATAACTTTTGTTTATAAATTGTATCTTATTTTGTAGTTTGTCAATATTAAATGTATATATGTTGTAATTTTGGTGATTTATTGTCGATACTGTATTTTTATTTTTGTCTTGAACTTTTATGTCTAAGTTATACATTTCCCAAAAATCATTGATGAAAAGATATGGAAGTTTCATATTATTTGCTACAACGAATTTCGGGTGAAATGAATCTGTATCGTATTCTTCTAAATATATAGTTGTTGTTGAAGGGGTAGTATTCATTTTGTCTTGATTTATTGAATCAAAATTGAGTAAGTTTGTGAATGTTTCATTCGTTTTTGTCAGTTTTTTAATGAGAATGTAAATGAGAACTAACAAAAGAATTAAAGCGAGTATCTTCATTATTACAATAGTGAGAATATTTTTCAAAAATAAAATATTTTTTTATAATAATTATGTTAAATGTTTATATTATAAACATTGAAAAGGATCAATATAAAATAGATAATATTGTAACAAAGGTTGATGATCAAAAGGAAGTAAATTTAATGAAAGTTAATCCAATGTTTATTGAAAATAGAAGAAATAATCATTATTTAAATGGAATATATAATTTGTGTAATTTATTTTGTCCTTTTAAATTGAATTGTTATGGAATTACTCATTTGAAATTGATTGAAAATATTTTTCGAAATGACGAGAGTGATTACTCATTGATATTCGAAAATAATATCATTCCAATTCACAGCAATTTAAATGATATTGTTCTAAAAATTATAGAAAATAGCCCTCCTGATTGGGACATTATTAGACTGTATGACAAAAACAATGATAGAACATACATAAATGAAACAAAAGAGATTTACCAAAGATTAGGTAATAAAATAACCAATGCATATCTAATCAGAAAAAGTGGTCAAGAGAAAATTCTTGAATATAAATTCAAGAACTCAACCAACCGAAAACTTAAACTAAATATTTATAAATCACCCATCAAAATATTCGAAACCAATATTGGTGAAGCAAATCGTATCTATAATGGTCACCGACTTGTTGGCCAAATTTATCACAATGTTACCCTCTATTTTGTTGAAATATTATTTATGTTAATGATCATTGTTACTGTTGGATCCGTTGTATACGCAATCATAAAAGTACCCGCGGGGTAGACCGTAGGTCTATCGGACGAAGTCCGACCCCCGCTAACCCCCTTATCAGTGCGGAGGATATCCCCCGCTAACCCCCTTATCAGTGCGGAGGATATCCCCCGCTAACCCCCTTATCAGTGCGGAGGATATCCCCCGCTAACCCCCTTATCAGTCTTCGCACTGTGTGCGAAACTGGTCAAATTGGTTATGAATTGGTTATGAATTTGTACCCACCGACCAAAGGGAGGTGGAGCGAGGGTTCAAAAGGGACGGCACGTCCCTTTACATGGAGAACTTCCATTGGTGGCCACAGTTTAGGCACTTCATTTTGACAGTCATAGCTTCATCAATGGAACGAGTTTGGATTTGATTCATACGGCAAACATTATGTTTACACATGGAACATTTATAGTCATATGTAATAGTACCACCAACTTTAGATTTCTCCAACTCTTTCATAGCAATCTTTCTGTTTTTATTCTCTTCCCATTTTTCTGGACAAAGTTCTACGGCTTTCATAAAAGCAATTTTGTTTAAATCAATTTCATTTGCTTTAACTCTTTTCAATAAGCTACTATTTTTAATATATGAGTTCTTCTTAAAATTCAGATACAAAGACATTAACTTATTTTTATAACAATTCCTGAATAACTTGTTCTCCATATCAATCTCATAACTCCTTTTTGTACCAGTATGAACAGCGAAACTATAAATACTATTCTCTATTACCTTTGATTTCTTCTTGTTCTTAACAACTTCATACAACTTTTGTACTGCTTTTTCACGATACATACAAACCATATTATTAAATAATGTAAATATTATTTAAGTGGTTTATTTTTTCACTTTTTACTTTTTGTTTATAAAATTTTCTGAAGTTTTGGGGTAAAAATGATAACAAATATTATAACAATTGTGTATGTACCCATCCCGAAAAACTTTGTTGTATGAATCATCTCTTTACTCTTACAAAATGACGTAAACCTATATAAAATACCATTTGTTGATATATGTTTATTCACTAGTTCGTAAT